GCCTGCATCTTCATCGGGTGCATCGTCATTGTCCGCAGGCGCGCCGTCATCGGCATCATCGTCTACGGGCGGTTCATCGGCAGGTGGCGTGTCGGCCTTCGGCAGCCCCGGCAGCGGATCCGGCTCCATTGCCCGCGCCGCCTCCACGCCCTGATCGAAGGCGTCGAGTTCTTCTGTGGAGGGGGGTTCGGTGGTGTTGGTCGCAATGGCGGTATCAGACATGGCAGAGGCGAATCATGGGAAGGAACGCCCATGATTCACCCCTTACGCGGCGAGTCAACGGAGAGATCGCAGGCTATTTTGCGTTTGACGCGCCATATTTTTGTGGATATAATATGTCGCGTGAGGATTGAGTATGACCCGGCGAAAAACACCAGCAACCAGCGCAAGCATGGTGTCCCCTTGGCCTTGGCCTTGGCCTTGGCCGAGGCGTTTGACTGGGACGCGGCCTTGGTTGAGGAGGATGCCCGCCATGACTACGGCGAGCAGCGTTTCAAGGCGACCGGGTATATCGGGGAGCGCCTGTATTGCGCGATTTTTGTTGACCGTGATGAAAACCGGCGCATCATCAGCTTGCGCAAAGCCAACAAGAAAGAGTTCAAAGACTATGTACGTGACCTTGAAAAACGGTAAGCGATTGCTCATGCCAACCGATGAAGAAGATGCCGCGATCACCGCAGCGGCGCTCTCGGACCCGGACAACCCGCCGTTGACCGATGAGGAACTGGCGCGGATGCGCCCGGCGCGGGAGTTCTTTTCACCGGAAGAGTTCGCCGCGTTGACTGACAAACGCAATCCGGTCAAGTTTGTCCCCGTGTCCGATGCCGAAGATGCCGCGCGCCAGCGGCGGCGCATGGGCCGCCCGCCATTGGAGAATCCCAAGGAGCAGATCAACATCCGCTTGGATGTCCCCATTCTGGCGGCGTTCCGCGCGACCGGCAGGGGCTGGCAGACGCGCATCAACGAGGTGCTGGGCGAGGCGGTGGCGGCGGGGCGGGTGTGAGGGCTAGGGCTCGTCCTTTTTCGCCCTTCGGATGGTCACATCGATCTTTGAGGGCGGCAGCGCATCGTCTTCCGGCTTGCCGCTGAACACCCCGGCGAGCTTGCCCTTGCCCAGGGTCGCGGCGATCATCGCCTTGGGGTCGTGCTTTTCGATGGCAAGCAGACGTGCCTCTTCCAGTTCCCGCATCAGGGAGGCGATGGTGACACCGTGTTCATGCTCGGCGCGTTGATTCAGTCGCTGGATTTCGGCGGCGACGCCTGCATGGTTCAATACCACTTGTGCCTTGCGCCGGACACTGCCTGGCTTCATTTTCTCCGCGTTGTAGGCACGCCGATAGGCTTCCGATGCGTTGCCGGTTTCAAGATAGGAGCGGCAGAACGCGGCCTGTTTTGGAGTGAGCGCATGGGACATTCAAGCGTGACAAACGTAGCCCTGATGTGGCCCTACTATGCGGTTGTTGCGGTCTCAATCAACGGACAGGCGCTGTACGAGGTCATCGAGAATCATGTCCACGCTCGGCACGCTCGGTTGTGCGCTGGCCGGGTCAGTGGCGTAGGTGCCGATAATCCAGTCCGGATGCTCGGCGATGAACCGCCCGGTGGCCGGGAGCTCGGCGCACATGAGATAGACACCACCCATGTCATCAACGGCAATAACCGTTCCCGTCTGCCGGGCGTAGCGCGCCTGCCTGACGCGCCGCCACAGCGCGAGTGCGAGTGACACCTGGGCCGAATAGTCGGACAGCCACAATTCCGGCTTGGGCGTGCGCTGTTGCCTGCGCGGGCCATGCTGTCGCATTCACCGTTCCGTGTCCGTGATGGGCGGAAGCCACACCCGGATTTGCCCGCCGGGCTTGGGATTGTCGTGAATGAACAGCGTTTCGCGGAAGCGGCGGTCATTGACCCCGAGCGCATCGGCGATGCCATCGCGGTACGCCTTGAGGCTGGCCCCGATATTGTCATGATCGCGCCGCCTGCGGTCGGGCGGGAACACATCGACGTGCAGCGTGATCGGCGCATCGGATACCCACGGCTTTGACAGGGACACATTCCAGCCGATCTTGCGCGCCATGACAAACGCCAGCCCGCGCGCTTCCTTGGTTGCCCGCATGCGTTTTGACCAGTGCCCGCGCGCATTGGGCGAGAGATCGGGCGACGGCCAGGGCAGGATGAGGTCTTGAACCGTCATGCGGCCTGCCTCGCGTCAATGGACGTCTTGAACGTCCGTTTCTGCCCGAATCTACGCTGATGCGACGGACTGCCGGATTCCGGCAATGGCGCAGGCATCCATCCTTCGGGCAGTGACTGGAAACGGAACAAGTGCGGCTGATACTGCACCCGCACATCGCCCGTGGGGCCGTTGCGGGAGATCGCCACGATCAATTCCGCGCTGCCACGCCAGCGGCTGTCTGTGTTATAGACCTCATCGCGATAGATGAAGATCACCGCATCGGCATCCTGTTCGATACTGCCCGAATCACGCAGATCGGCGACGTGCGGATGTTTGTCCGGGCGTTTTTCCACCTCGCGGTTCAACTGTGAGAGCAGCAGCACCGGGAGCTTCAATTCCCCGGCCATGAGTTTCAGCGCACGGGTAATGTCGCCGATGGCCTGTGCCCGGTTGTCGCCCCGTGTGTGCATGAGTTGCAGATAGTCGATCACGACCAGCCCCAATTTCTGTCGCGCATGCTGGCGGCGCACCTGGGCAATGACATGCTCGACCCGCGCCTGCCGGGGACGGCTGATGAACAACGGCGCGCGTTTGATGCGGCGCACGGCTTCATTCAGCTTCGGCCAATGCTCATCATCAAAATCGCCGCCGCGCAATCGCTGGCCGTCGATCCCGCCGATGCTGGACAAGAGCCGTTGTCCCAACTCTTCAGGCTGCATCTCGAAACTGAAAAATGCGACCGGGCGTTCGCGTTCCAGCGCGCAGTGCGCGGCGATGTTCTGCGCCAACGTGGTCTTGCCCATCTTGGGGCGCGCCGCCAGCACGTACAGACCGCCCGGCACCATCCCGCCCAACAGATTGTCGAGTTCCTCAATGCCCGTGGTCAACCCGTGGATGCTCGTACCATCCTGTGCCGATTGCGCGCGCTCCATCAGCGTATCGAACACCCGCGTCAATACCGGGTGGATGGGTTCGAGCTCGCACGGCAAATGATCCAGCAAGGCACCCATTGCCGATTGCGCATTCCCGATCACCTCCAACGGTTCACCGTGGCTCCATGCCTCCTGTGTCAGCCTTTGGCCGATGTCGATCAGCTTTCGCTGCATCGCCTTTTCGCGCACTTTTTCGGCATAGGCGCGCAGATTCGCCGCCGATGGCGTGGTGCTGGCGAGCTCGGTCAGATACGCGCCCCCTTCGACCATCTCGCCCAATCCCTGGGACGTGAACCAATCCCCCATCGTAACCGCATCATACGGGGTTCCCTTGGCCGCCAATTCGCAGATCGAGCGATAGATCAACTGGTGGTCTTTGCGGAAAAAATCCTGCTCGCTGATTTGGTCGATGACCTCGTGCAGCACGTCGAACCCGATCATCAGCCCGCCAAGGACAGACTGCTCGGACTCGATGCTGTGCGGGAGTTGCAGCGGTGTTGATGTTTTCATGCCGCTTTCTTCATCTGCCACAGTGCGTTATCCATGATTTGCGCAAAGCGTTTTTCATCGAGCAAGACCTCGATGTTCTGCTTCCAGTGCGGATTGTTTGGATTGGACGCGGTGCCGTTCAACCACGGGTCGGGTTCGCAGCACGCGAAATAATCATCCCAGTAATCCTCCGGGTGGTAGCTCAAGCCCTGCTGCTTGCACAGCGTGCGCGCCATTTTGTCCGCGTTGAGGATTCGTCGTCGTCGTTTCGGGGGGAGCGCGGAGACGTGCTGGCAGTGCGGCAGGTGGTGGTGATAGGCATCCACGATGGTCTCCACGATGCGCTGATCGCGTGCGGGTTTGGCGTCTGGCGGATGTCCTTCAGGATGGGGTAGCAGCGACACCTGCGGGTCTGGTGGAGGCTCACCGTCGGGTGGATGCGGGTCTGGTGGTTTGATTGTTTCATCCAGCAGGACCGCGTGCCGTTCAGCGGCGTCAGCCGATGACGGCGAATGCTCGTCAAGCGCGTTGTCGGTCACGTTTTTGGCTTGGGGGGTATAGGGGGGTTGCTTTTGCTTTTGCTTTTGTTCTACTTCCCCTTTTACTTCTCCTTCTCCTTCTCCTTGGATGTCCATGTGGAACTCCTGCTGGAACTCCTGCGGGATTTCCTGCTGCGGCGATAATTTCTCTCCATCACAGCCAAAAGGACAGCCCTGTTTCACCCATTCATCGAATGCAGGACGCGGCAAGTTGAGTTTCGCCAAGCGTGCGCATTCGGTTTTGTGGCGCTGTTTCAATTTAGTATTCCATGCTCCCCTGGCCTTTTTGGCGAGCTCCGGGTGATAGAGCCTGCCATCTGCACATTTGACCCACCCATGCAGCACGCCCTCACGCACCCGTTTCCATGCCCGATCTGTTTTTCCGCGCAGTCGGTAATTGGCAACCTTGGCAATCCAATTGTCGTCATCGGGCAGGCTGGCGGCGGGCAGTTGATGCCATGATGCCGCCTGCACCAACATGGCGGCCCAACAGACCTCGGGCGTTTCATCGGCGGCCAGCTCGCTGTCGCGGAACTGCGCCACATCCAGCGGAATGTATTTGAAGTCGCGCAGATCGCAACTGGCGGGGGTTAATGGTTGTGGTAACACGGCATCTTTGTCCCGATGTTGTATCGTCAAAATGGTGTTTGGTCTTCCGGGGCAATGTCGTCCAGTTCCCGTTTGATATTCGCAAACGCCTTCTTGGCCGTTTGCGGCGAGCTCCCTTTCTTCAAGCCTTGACGGCGGGCTTTTTTTTGAGCCCGCAACCGCGCCTTGTCTTCCTCTTCGATCAGCCATGTTTTCATGGGTGAACGCGCGTCAATCGCGGCTTTCCATTCCTTTTGGATGCGGTAGGCTTCCCACCTGTCCCCGGCCTGCATGGCCTGATTGAGCAAGCGCGCCAGCGCATTGATTCGATTCTCGCGAAGATCGTCATACAGGGAGAAGACGTTTTTTCCGTCATCCCCCGACACGCGAGGACGTGCAGGAACAGCGTGCAATGCGGCAGCGGTCATGGGCCGGTTCCTGTCAACTCAAAAAAGCGCCCCCCATGCGGTACAGTGGGATGGCTTCCACACCCCACAGCCCGCACGGAGGGCGCCATGAACGAGATCAACGACATCCTGTCGCGTTTGGATGCGCTGGAAACACACAATGACGAAGTGACAGCCCATATTGCGGTGATTGCATTGCTATTCGGTGCCTTCATCGCACATCACCCCGAGACCGGAGATGTAAAAGCCACCTTCCAACAGTTCCTTTCAGTGCGTTCCAGCGCGATGTCTGATTTCGGGTTTGACCGGAATATTTCGCCGGATGCGACGCTGGCCCATCTTGAGCGGATTCGGCGGGTCGCAGCGCAGTACCTGGCAGTGTGGCCAGAAGATACTGATTCAGAAGATTCTGATTGAGTCGGGCGGGAAGGTTCACGCCGCCTCCTGCTGAGTCGGTGGTGGGCCGAAAATGTCAGGTCTCTGATACCGGAGCAGCGCGGGAATGCCTCGGCGTTTCCAGTTCTGCACCCGTTGCACACCGTTACGCCGGTCATAGCCCAATCGCCGGGCGAGATTGGCAGCACCGCCAAGCGCGGCAATCAGCCCTGCATCGGGGTGTTGGGGTGGGGATGGCGTGTTCATGTCGCGATTAAACGATATGTTCGCTAAAATGTCAATCTTGGAGTATAACAACGTTCCGTTTAGTTCAGGGACAATGCGCCAATGGACATCACCATGAAGCGCCTCTACGATGCTGCGCGTATCGCCAGCAACGGACGCATCGGCACACAAGCCGCCTTGGCGCGCACCCTCAATACCAGTTCACAGCGCATCAAGAACTGGGAGATGCGCGGCATTTCCCATGTGGGAGCCAATCAGGCACAGGCCACATTGGGGATCAGCTCGACCTACATTCTGGAAGGCACTGAACCCAAGTTTCTCTCGGAGGTCGCGACCTTCCCGGAACTGCCGCCCTCACCATCAGACTACGTCCGCTTTGAACTGCTGGACAGCGCGGCGGGCATGGGGCCGGGGCGCATCCATGATGACTTTCCCGAAGTCACACGCGAAATCAAGATGGCCGTCTGGGAAGTGCGCCGCAAACTGGGTTTTGTCCCCAAGCCCGGGCGCGTGCGCATCATCACCGGGCGCGGCGATTCCATGGCCCCGGACATACAGGATGGCGACCTGTTGATGGTCGATACCACACTTGACCACTACGATGGCGAAGGCGTGTACATCATCGGCATGGACGGCCACATTCAAGCCAAGCGCCTGCAACTGCGCCCGGACGGCCTGCACGTCATCAGCGACAATTCCCGTTACCCGCCCTGGCACGTTTCGCGCGAACACATGCACGAGCTCACCATTGGTGGGCGCGTGCTGGCGGTGCTCAACCTGCGGGCGCTGTAGCGGCGATTCAGACCGCCGCCAACTCATCCCCCAACTGCGGATGCGCGCACAGTAGCCGCAACAGGCACAGCACCGCCCCTGGCGGCGCAAACCGCCCCTGCTCCCAATCACGCAACGTTGCCGCAGGCGTATTGATTCGCGCCGCAAACTCGGTCTGCGACAACCCCATCTTTGAGCGCGCCGCGCGCACCATCATCTGCTCGGGCCGCGTGACCCGGCAACCGCTGCCCACGCCCGCCTTGACCTCGGCCAACGCCTCGCGCAAGTCGGGCAACGCCTGCCCGGCATCGGCCTCAATCGCCTGTGCCACTGCCTCAATATCAAAGTCTCTGCTGGATGTGCGCATGGGTTATCTCCGGTTGCGTCGAATGTCACTGGCCGACAGATTCTCTTGCCGGGTTTTGCTGTAGATGGCGAACAGTTCAATCTGTCCGTCATCCAGAAAATTGAAGTAAATCACCCGCACCCCGCCGCGCTTACCGCGCCCGTCTGCTGTCCAGCGCACCTTGCGCGCACCGTTGGCGGCGGGGATGACATCCCCTGCAAACGGATTGCGCGCGATAAAGGTCGTGAACGCCAAGCGCTCATCTTCCGACCAGATCGCTTCAGCCTGACGCTGGAAGACGGGGTGCTCAACGACGGTGTACATGCGTGAATTGTACGGGATTCCCGCGCAAAGTGCAAGCTCAATTGCAAAAACTGCTCGCACCTGCTGCGCCGCAGCATCGAAAGTTGAAAAAATCACTCAAATTGAGTTGACAAAAAAATAAACTTAATGTTTAATGCCTCCAACACCACCCCTTCGGTGTTCGGAGCCAGACATGGAACACATAACCCGACGAGATTGTTTCGCTGCCGCCGCCCTGCAAGGCTTGCTGGCCACCGAACCAGATTCCATCTGGATAGATGCCGAACGGGCCGCCGAAGCGGCCTACCAATACGCCGATGCCATGCTTGCACAGCGCAGCAAACGCCGGGCCATGATTCTCACGGCGCGCGAGGCAACGCTTGTTGAATCCATTGTCCAATCTGCTCAAGCGCATGGCGTTGC